GGGCAGTGATCGCCTGGAATCGTATTGAGATTGCAAGGAATGAGGATTCTATCAAGCGATTGCAGAATGAGAATAGTGACTTATGGAAGGCTATGTCTCTATTGATGGAGGATAATGAAAAGCTAGAGGAAGATAATAAAAAGATTTGGGTTGAGATTAATACGCTATTCGAAATGGCAGAAGGAGTAAGGTAATATGACAGCGACTGGAATCGTATTCACAATGATGGTAATGGCCGTTATGATAGGGCTCATATTATGGAATCATCTTCGTTCTACGGAGAATGCAGATACTATAGAAATGCTTAAAGGGGAGATATGGAAATTGAATACGAGGACAACTGACTTGGAATGTTCATGTGATTTCTATGATAACAACTGCAATTTCTATGAACGATATATGGAATTACAAAAGGAGAAGAAATAATGAAAACATTAGTTAGAGCGAGCAATTGGATAGAGAGTAATAAGATTTCTGCATTTGCATTACTATATGGGCTATTCTGGCTAATATATTGGGTGTGATATATGTACATCATTATAGGATTATTCATATTGGGCTTTATAGGAATGATATTCATATTGCGGATGCGTGAGTTATCAAGGAATGGGAAATATCGCTGTAAAGATACGCCAGGTGTGAGGAATCTATATTGCTATGATTGTGAGCAGGATAATGATTGCCCGTTTGAATAAGGAGGAGTTATGTGGGAAACATTTACAATAATATTCGGAATTGGTCTTTTGGCATCCGTGATAAGGAACGCCTTTTATTGGGATGAAGTCAAAGGATTGAAAAATGAAAATGAAATGTTAAGAGAGTTATACAACTCAGGAAATAGAAATGTCTGATATTACTAAAGCAGAGAAAGAGCAAATTATACAGGAACTGCTTGAATCAGATAAGATCAAGCAACTCTATGATGATTATATAATCCAATCACTCTCTTATGAGGAATGGGTAAGAAATACATTCAAATATTTAATAAAGGATAATTGGATATGTTAATTTTAATCGCGTTAATAGTCGTTGCTATTATGTTGATTATATCAGTAGGATGGTGGCGTAAGGATATCAATGCTTATGAAGATCGTATTAATAAGCTTCTATTGAGTAATTGGTATTTGGATGACGATAATAAGAATTTGAAAATAGAGATAAAACGATTAAGGAAATTGATTAAGGAGCAAAAAATATAATGTTTGAAATAACACTGATAATATGTATATTGATGTATATAGCACTTGATTTATGGTATGATTGGGAAACCAGAAAGCGGCTTGATAAGATGGATTTTGCAATTAAGTCATTGGTGGATATCCTTGAATTAAACGATGAAGAGCATATCCTTGATTTGAGTGATATGTGCTCGGAAGAAGCGTGTGAAAAGATTGATGATTTTTATAGAGAGGATAAAAAGTAATAATGGCAAAATATACATACGATGAATCATATACTCTTAAGCCTTTTGAACAGGTATTACGTGAAGATGATGGATGGAGACGACATAACAACGGCTGGAGAAACGAATGGACTGAGTGTATCATAAATCGCGAAATGCTCCCGAAATTTGGCAACGAGGTTGCATACAAATACTGTGAGTGCACACATCCTAAGTATACCCATAGGGGCGAGGAAGGATTCTATTATCATAAGTCATGGTTTGAGGAATATGATAAAATATTGAAATTTGATGATAAGGAGTTTTTCATATGATGGGATTAATAGCAGTATATCTAATTATAGGTTGGATATGGGGAGTGTGCGCCATGGATTCCACATTTCACGGAGTAACTCTGTTAGCATGGATAACCTGTTGGCCTTATATGATGATCTTGTTATATAAGAAGCATGAGAAAAAATTACGTAAGGATATTAAGAAGTGGTGGGCGACTAAGCCTTGGAAGGTGAGAATATGAAAATTATGAGGCATTACACTGGTAAAAAAGGGGACATGTTTAGTCCCTTGAAAAGATTCGTCGTTATAGATGGAGCGAACATATGTGAAGAAGTATATTTTAGACTTTTTAGAGGATATACTAAAAAGTTAAATAACAACATATTATATAAATTGATTGAATCAGAAGAAACCAAAATGAAAGATAAGCTGAGGGGAATAGGATGATTGTCATAACAAGTGTAGATGAATCAAAAAAGTTCTTTTTAAGACAAGAAGATGTATTAGAAATATGTGAGCATAAGAACTGGGCGCACGGTGGCGACAGTGAAACTAATGAAGTATATATTCGATTTAAGTATAGTATAGAGAGTAGCAGGCATTTGTTGATTCAGGATATACAGTTGAAACAGATATATGAGATGTTGATGGAACCTAATATACTGAGTAAAATAATAAGGAATTTTGATTGGAGATATAATGACTAGAAGATTAAAGATTAGATATTTGTATTACTTAGCATATATGTGGATGGGTCCTTTGACTAAATTGATATATTGGATTGCTCCGTCTCTAAAATCAACATCATACATATATAGGACATTCTTTAGGAGAATTGGCATTGACTATACGTCATGGAGAATTATGATGGAGGATATGAAGCATCGGGATAAGTCATCCCATAATCTATTTCTATATATGACACAGGTATTGTTGATTTGTCTTATTCTGATTATTATAATATTGTGTTTATAGGAGAGATATGAAATTTCAACGAATGACATCAAAGATAGGCAAGAGGCGATTTGCCGTAATAGAGGACTTCACTTTTTGCGAACGGATATATCTAACTTGGTTTAGAGGATATACATATGCAAGAAGCATTGAGAGGCATAGAGCAAGGATAACAAATTATGGTAATATGCAATTGAAGTATACGGACAAATGGGAGATATTATTCAAGCCAGGAAATAAGCTTTATAATCCATTAAAGGAGAATCTGTAATTGAGTGAAAGATTAAAATCCGGAACGAAAGTGATTGTGCATGATAAGTCATATGGGTGTCCATTAAAAAATGTGATGGAAAGAAGAATAAAATCATATGATCCATTATCAGAAGTGCCATTTGAGGCATGGGTGAAAGAAATACATGATAGTCGATCTAATATCTATGTGCTTGTATATAGGAAAGGCGCGTCTGGTGGTGATTACTATAGGAGAGAAGATTTTGAAATAGTGGGATGCCGACATTTTTTCGATGATAAGGAATTTTTGTTATGAGTAAAGAATGGGAATTATATAAACTTAAGCCTATTGAGCAGGTAATTGAAGAAAATCAAAAAGGTGAATGGTATCAGCCATATACAGATGAAGATGATGGAATGGAAATATATGACTGGGAATATACAGATCATAATATGATATGGTGGCATATAAATGATGAAATGTTAAAGAGATTTGGAGATGGCCGTTATCACGAATTTAGAAGAATACCAGAAAAAAAAATCCGAATTGATTCACATGATAAAAGCTATACCCATGAAAGCGATGATACGTATATATACCATGAGTCATGGTTTGAGATAGATACAATATTGGAATTGGATGATAAGGACTTCTTGTTATGAGTAGCTTACAACACAAAATAGGAAGAGCCCCTTGTATCAATTGCGGTAAAACATGGGGTGGTCATAGTGGTATACATTGTTGGAGTGGGACAAGTGCAAGAGAAAGAAAGACATTTGAACCAGAGGGATATGCCTTATCAGATATATGTATTCATTGTGGAGATACATTAAAAGATCATGCAACCCGTTATAGCTGCAGAGATAGGAAGAGTAAATTTACGAAAAAAGATGCTATGTTTAATGATGGGGATTTTGAGTTATGAGAAATGATGAATTTCAAAGGATAATTAGAAAGGGTGATACGTTTGAAATACAAGAAGAAAATACAAGAGAAATACCAGGCAAGCAATTTAAATTTATTAGATTTACTTCTTGCCAACATATGACTAACCCGACATGCAAATATTGTAGAGGACAAATAGTATATGAAAATCGTGAGTCTTATAAGGGATTTAGTTCAGAAGGATGTCAAAGAGAATTTAACGATCCTGATAAGCAAGATTACTTAGTCGTTAAAGTGGATATAATACCGGGACCAGAATGGATAAGCGATAAGGAATGGGAGATAATATGAAGTTAACTTTGCTTGAATTGAATATATTGATGGATGCCCTATATGGGTCAATGAGAATATCCGATGCTAATTGTTTGTTTTTTCAATTTCCCGAACAAACAAGAAAAGAATTATGGTCAGTATTACAGGGAAGATTAAATTGTATATGGTTAGAAACCGAAAATTTCACGGATGAAATCAAACCTAAAATAGATAGCGAGGAACAAAAAGAGACATAGTAAACCAATGGTAGGAAATACTATGTCCTTTAATATCTTTATTGCATATCCTCTGTCCACATCTTCTCTATCTGTTGTTCTATAATATCAGCTAGCGCATACTTTAACTCATCTGAAACAGGAAGATTATTAAGGTCTGAATCTCTAAAACTTTCTAATCCTTCTATGTCATATATATCACCAACGACCTTTTGAATTTCTTTAGAAAACTTCTGTGCGATTTTAATTTCAGCGTCTTGATACTTCTTCACTGTCTTTTTGATTAAACTAGACGTCTTGCCTTCATTAACTAAATATTTATTTACTGTTTCCATTATATCCTCCAAACGTATTTGTCTATATTAGTTATTTATACAATTATTTACATTTTGCTCAGGATTTGATATAATGAAAGAAAAATTGAAAGGAGTTTGATATGGCGCCCGGACGTATTCCAAGAGATTACGCATTACAGACAGAGCTTGATGATTTAAAGGAAAAAATCAATAGAGTAACTGACTCTCTTATTGTTTTGATAGATACTGTAAAACTACTCACATGCAAGGTGTATGGGACAACACCAGATGAGCCACCACAAGACGTTTTAAAAAGAGCCGAAAAAATGGTTGATAGTTGGGAGGATTAAGATATGTGGTGGGTATTCGGAATAGCAATATGGATAGTATTAGGAGTTATATCTTGCTATCTATATAAGATAGATTGGAATAATATGTTCCATGGTGATGGATGGGATTTTGACAATATGTGGTTCTTTTATATAATATCCATCATTCTCCCACCAGTATCACTTATAGCTGTTTTCATTATGTCACATGACATAGGAAAAATGATGGAAATATTCTTTGGTGAAATAGGTGATTGGTTTAAAGATCACACAGATTGGAGATGGTAAAATGCCGCACGGACTACAATGGATAGATTTTATAAGTGATATTTGTTTTCCGATATGGGGAACAATAGTTATCGTGTTGCTTATAATGATATATAGGAGAATGAAGAAATAAAAATATTCAGTGTTTAGGTATATAGTCAATCACACCATTTTTAAACTCTTCTAATCTATCCTTCTGACATCTAAATAGCATATCATATTTGTGTTCTCTAAGGAAGAACTGATACAAAACACTTATCTTCAAATCTTCAACCATATTTAAAACAGTATCTAAGTCCTCTGGATTAACTCTTAACCTAACCCACCCCATTTCGGTTATCTCTTGAAGTGATTTAATATATCCATCTATATCTCCTTCAGCAATACCACTATCATTAAACAAACCAAAATGTTTATCATTGACCTTCTTCTTGCTAGGCATTGATAGCCATACAGCCACAATACCAAGACCTAATAACCACCATATATAAGGTATACCTAATATCATTGCTTATCCCTCCAACCGCCTGCCATCCATATATCATGTGCATTCAAGAAACGAGGTAATGGCCTCATTGTGCAATCCTTATATAACTCAGGTTGATAAGTCAATCCCACATCTTCAGCTAGTTTGACATTCGTCACATATTCCTCGTCCTTTAACCTTTCCTTTAACCACTTAAATGGGTTCATCACTCTATCTCCAATGCGTCTATTGTATAGTCAAAATCATTATCATGCTCAAAATAAACATCTACCTTATTACTGTCTATTAAGGATTGAACGTCTGTCCAATAATTAACTGGATCATCTATTTCAGGCACAAGACCACCATCAATAAAAGTAAATCTCTTTCTTTCCATTTCGAGAATTGCTTCATTTATCCTATTAGCTTCATCAATACACTTCTGTTGATATAACACAGCATCATTCCTCTTATGGAATCCTTTAGACGTCCATGATCTATAATCATCATGTGATCCAGCATGTCCCACTACTACAAATATCACTTCCATCGTTTTTTCCTTTCATAGTTTTTTTATTATTATATCAAATCCAAATAAGTAAGTAAACGGTATAAATACATAGTAGTAATTATATATTAGGAGGACTGTTTAAAATGATGGAACAAAAGACGAGGAATATAACCATGAAGAGTTATTTGGGTAAAGCAGTAGACGAGACGCTGATTGCCGCATCTATTGAAAATAGAGTAAGAATGGCTCTTGAAAATGTGCCAGAGTGGGTAGTTATTCCTGAGGCAGACAAAGATAAGTGCGTTCAAATGGTTGCCTCTATGATACCAGCACAATATGGGGATATGTAAAAATTATTATATTAAAGGAGGATTTATATTGGGTAGAGTATGGAGACTAAGAAGAAAGTATCAGATTAAGAAGTACTATAATTATACTAAATATAAAAGACTTAACAAAAGAAACAAGGAGAGATAAAAATGGAAATGAGCGACAAAATGGAAAAATACTTAGGTAAATCCTACAAGAAACCAGCAAAGGATTTCGACGAGGTTCTTGATGATGCTGCAAAGAAATCAGATAAAGAACAAGCCGAAAACGAGAAAATGATGGGTGAGTCAGAAGATACCGTAGGTACCATGGCATTAACCAATGCTTATGGAGACGTAGGTGTTGGTGATAGAGGTACTCAACCACTAAGAGTAGGTAGAAGTACGCCTAGTATGTCTAGCAGACAAAGATCATGGAATTTGGGATTTGTCTCTGACGTATTGGATGCAGAAGGTCTACTTTCAGGTGATTTGAGACGAGAAATTGCCATGAGATTGTCCAAGTTGGGATAATGGAGGATAAAAGACAATTGCGGTAACAACTTATAAAGAGAAAACATTCTTTGAGTTGACTGGTCACCAGATAGCAAACATCAGTCAACTCAAATTGTTTAATATATTGCTAGATGAAGATAGACAAACTAAGTTTATGAACATCTTTAGAGTGGCACGTGTAAATACTGATGTAGTTCAAGATACCTTATTCTTTGACACATTTGAAGTACCTGATGCTGACTTCTGGGATAATATAGCGTTTAGGATATATGAGATACCTCAGCTTTGGTGGATACTGGGTCTTATGAATAACACAGTTAATCCATTCGAAGAGCTGGATGCGGGTGAACTCATAACAGTACTTAAAGAGCAGTATGTTTATAATCTTACCAAGGATTTAGAAGAACTATCGGAGCTATAAATGGTTGAAGACAAAAGATGGAATTATAAACAGACTACTTTAAAGCAAGGTATCTTCTCTATTATGATACTCATGGAAACAGGGCCTATCATATTAGATGCCGATGCTATAGTGTCTTGCTATTTTGTTGAAGATATATTTAAAAACTGTATGAGTGGTAAGTTAACATTCCAAGATAGATATGGCATGCAAGAACTCGGTGGTTTTAGTGGTAATGAAAAGGTAATTATTATATATGGTGTAGATGGTAAAGACAGAGAGTTAATGTTTGATATATGGAAGGTTGGTAAAATAAATCAACAGACAGCAAGTGGCAGAACACAAGAATCTGCATTGATTGAGATAACCTTTATTGACACATTTTTTCCAAATTTAAATTTGAGAAGGTATAGTAGAAGCTTTGTCCAAGAGACCACAACAGATATGATAAAGTGGATAATAAACAAAATGATGCTTGTAGAAAAAACAAGCATGCAGTTAAGTGTAGATGATAGCAATACAAGAATGGATTTTGTTATGCCATATTGGTCACCACGTATGGCTATAAACTATCTGATGAAAAGAAGTAGAAGTGTAAAAAGTGGTGAGGGTGGTTACCTATATTATCACAATACACAAGATCAAAAGAGAAACATGCAATTAAATGTTAAATCAATTAACTATTTGCTTGCTGATGTAGACAATACGCTAGACCCAGTCGCATATGTAATGAGTTCACAAGATATGACTGTACAAAATAAAATACTTGAGTACACAATGACTGGTTTGGATAGAAACTCAAATGCTAAAGTTAGGGGTGGTAGTTGGAAAGGATATAATTTCTTTAGAAAGAAGTTGTTAGAACAAGACTTGACATACTCAGAGGGTATAGATAGGACAATGCTATTAGGTAGTACTTCTTTATATGGTAAGATTGATGATGTAGCATCTAATATCTCTATATGTGGGGAGCCGAATCAAGACCTATTAAAAAACTTCTCTTATTCCGAATGGGCTAAGAGATATAATATGCAATACATAGTGACTATCACAGTTGAAGGTAATGAAAAGAGATTCGCCGGCCAACATATGCAGATAGCTTGGCCAAGCTATTTAAAACAAGAGAAATTTAATACAGCTCTTCAAGGCAAATATATAATAAAGTCTGTAACTCACCACTTCGGGCCTGGTCAGAACTACCCATATATACAGAAATTAGTACTCATAAAGAATGCTTATCATAAAATGAATAGTAGTTATTTAATGCAAGCGATAAATAAGAACATAACACAAGAAAGACAAAGAGCTATAGTGAGAATATAATGATTAAAAATCCATTAAGTGATACAAAACCAGATACTGAAAAGATGATGGGATTTTTCAGGGGCGTTGTTGAAGATAACAATGATCCTGAAAAAGCCGGTCGTGTAAGAGTTAGGATTTTTGGAATCCATACCTCACAGTTAAGGAAAACCGTTGATGAAGGTATACCAGTAGATGAGTTACCTTGGGCAGAGCCGTGTTTACCTATAGTTGAAGGTAGTATAAGTGGTTTTGGTATATGGGGCATACCACTTCAAGGTTCTCATGTAATGTTATTCTTTGAATCTAATAACTTAGCCCAACCAAGGTACTTCGCATCAATGCCGGGTATACCTGAATCTAAGTTTAGTTTAGAAGCTGATTCAGATGAAAGAGAAGATCAGCTTCAAGCAGTTGGATACGATTCGAGTTCTGGTGACTTCTCAAAAGGATTCAGAGACCCCGATTTAGTATACCCACTAAATGATAGACTAGGTGAACCTGATGTTGATAGATTAGCAAGAGGCGTGACAGAAGATACACCAGTTGAGTTCAAAAATGATAACAGAACTACTGGTGTTTCTGAAGCAGGTGGTGGTACATGGGATGAACCCGAATCACCTTATGCGGCACAGTATCCAAATAATACAGTACTTCAGACACATGGTGGTACCTTGATTGAGTTGGACTCAACCAGCGGGGAAGAAAGAATCCATTTATACCATCCGTCAAAAAGTTATATAGAGATAGATGCAAATGGAGTCATGGTAATAAAGAATACCAATAAAAAATATGAAATTGTAGTAGACGACAAGAACATAAATATACAGGGTAATAATAGCGAAACAATAAATGGTGATGATAAGTTAAAGGTAGAAGGTGATAGTACAACAGAGATAGATGGTGATGAAACTCGAGATATTACTGGTGATGTTGATGAAACAATTGGTGGTAATGAAACAAGAGAAATAGGTGGCAACATTGATGAAACAGTACAGGGTAATAGGGATGGCCATATTGTTGGTGGTGGCAATGTACAAGTTGATGGTGTATTAAATATAACAGTAACTGGTTTAGTCACTATAACCGGAAATTCAGGAGTAATTGTTACTGGTGGTAACGTAACAGTAAATAGTGCGGCTGGATTACCCGCTGGATCAGTACAACTTGGATCACAAGGTACAACTTATATGTTAATGGATGAAAGATTGATACCTTTTTATAATGTACATACACACGCGGGTGGCGGTGGTGGTATACCAGTAGCTCAATTAGCTGTGGGTGTAGCAAATACTTCAAATGTGGAAGCAAGCTAATGAGTAAAGAATGCCCATTATGCGAAGAGTGTGAGCCAAGAGTTCAGTTCGGAAAAAATAAAAATTCCAGGGATGGAAAACAGTCCTATTGCCTTGACTGTTATAGGGATAAGCGACGTCAGTATAATAAGACCAACCATGCGAAGCGACTGGCGAGAAAACGAAAAAATGAGTATAAGGAACAAGGGAAACTCAAGGAGTACAATCAAAAGTACTATGAGCGGAACCGTGAGTTCATACTAGCTAAAAAAAGGACGGAGAGTGTAGTGGTTATTACTAGTGATTCAAGGGCGGAAAAAATAATGGGTCCAAGACGGAAACCATTCATAAAGCCAAGTGTAGAAAAGAAAAAGAGAGGAAAGGTTACTCTCAATCCTCAACCAGTCAGAAGATAAGGAGAAAGCGGAATGGCAACAGTAGCAATAAAAGACTATGTTTGGAGTGATGTAGACAATGCACTGCAACCACAAAATGATGGTGATGTAGTAATTGATACTGACGTAACTGCAATAATAAATAGCTTAAACAACATTATAAGGACAGTGCCTGGAACAAGAAGGATGATACCAACATTTGCATCTCCAACATTTTGGCTACTATTTGAACCGATTGATGAAGTAACTGCTAGAAAAATAGCCGAAGGAATATTAGAGGCTATTGAAATTTGGGAAGATAGAATTGATGTAACTGGATTTGACATAGAACCAAGGGAAGATCAAGGAATGTATAGATGTAGAATGAGTTTTGTAGTACTTGGTTCCGATCAAGTTGAGAAAATTGACTTCGTCCTTTCAAGATAAATAATAAACAAAGAGGAAAAATACAATGACACAAGAGTTCACTCCGGACTATCTAAACATAGATTATAATACGTATGTAGCTAAGTTTAAGGAATTATTAGCACTAAGTGATGTGTATAGGGACTTCGATTTTGAAGGATCAAACATATCGTTAATCCTTGAAATGATGGCTTATTACGGTGATGTTAACACCTACTTTATCAATAAAATAGCTAAGAACGTATATATGGAAACTGCTGATATATATGAGTGTGTGAACAGGTTAGCTAGACAAACTGGGTATGAACCAAAGGGTGTCAGAGGATCACGAGCTACCCTAACAGTAGTAGTAACTGGGTGTACCAGTGGTGATGTATTAAAAGTAGAACCATGGAAACAAGTTAACTCAGGCAGAGCAACAGAAGATGGTGACTCAATTAAATTCGCCACAACTACAAGTGTAACAGTCACTTGTAACGGACCAAGTGTAGAGTTAACATTACCCGTTAGACAAGGTATTGTTACAGCAATAGATAATTACACTGGTGATGATTTGATTGAAGATGAGTTACTTCTACCAACAGATTATGCATATGATGATGATTTAGATGATGATTTACCAACTATTCAATTAACAGTTAACGATGCGAGTCTTCCATGGGAAAGAGTTGGTAATTTTTATACAAACTTAATCCCACCTGTTAATCAAGATGTATACATGTTTGTGTATGATAGATACCAAAGGAATAAGATACAGTTTAGTTCATCAAGAAATGTTCCAGTGCCAGCGGATATTATAGATGTAATAGTACTTGATAGCTTTGGACCAGATGGTAATATAGCAGCAGACACATCATCGGATATATGGACAATTGAAGATGCCGAATTTATTGAGAATCAAACTACTACCACTTATGTCGACAACGACCTGATAACATTGAGTATGTCAGCGGCCTCTATCGGTGGTGATGATGCTGAAACTATAACAGAAATAAAGCTTAACTCACAACAAGCCCTTAGAGCACAATTCAGAAATGTCACAGAGAATGACTACAATTCCAATCTATCAGCAAGATCGGATGTTATTAGAGCGACTGCTTGGGGTGAACAAGAATTTGCTCCATCTGGTAGCATAGAACTATATAATGTTGTTAATATATCTGCTATACCTGAAATTTGGGGAACTGCGACAATAACAACTTCAGCCGATACACTTACTACTGATTGGTCAACAAGTGGTTCTATATTACACCCATTAGAATACAATAGTGATTGGAGAGACGAGTTGTTCTTATATCTAAGACCAAGAAAAATGATCTCAGCCTATGAGATTTTTGTAATTCCTGATTTGGTATATTTCACATTTGAAATAGGATTAAGAATAAAGAGGTTAGCTTCATTCATTGACGTCAAAACGGATGTATTAAACAAACTCATTTACTTCTTCCGCCCACAGAACCAAGAGTTCTTTAGCGAAATGGACTTCAATGATGTAGTGGAATATCTACTAGACCCAACTCAGGTATCAACCGATGATGAATTTGTAAACATTAGTGAAATTAGAAACTTAAATTTAAGAGATATTAACTCAAATAAATTCATCTATCAACCTAATACTTCTAATAATTACCCATATTGGACACAACCCGACTCTACCGTTTCAACAATGGATAATATGTTAAGAGTTATACAACTTGGATTAAATCAGTTCCCTGTATTATC